CCCTACTGACGGCACTAATGGTGACTTTGTTTTGCCCGCAGCGATGAATCTGCCAATGATTATTGCTACACCAACTACACCATACTATTTAACAGCAAAGTCCAATTCTGGAACTGCTGGCATTTTGTATGTAACTCCAGCCGCTGACCAATCTTAAAGGGGCGTTATGGCTAACCCTGCCAATTCTGCTATACAGAATTTATTACCTGTACAGGCGTTATTTAACTTAGATAACACGTTTAATACCTTTATTGGTCAGGGTCAGCCATTCTTTGCGAGCATAAACCCATATCAATCTGGGTTAATAATCACTAGTAGCACGATTGATAGCACAACAATCGGTGCAACTACGCCTTCTACGGGCGTTTTTACCAATGTAACCACCAATACTGGCACGATATACACCTCGCCAACCGCGTCTACTGACATAGCAAACAAGGCTTATGTTGACGCTACATCGCAAGGCTTGTCGTTTAAGTCACCCGCAAAGTACACAACAACTGGAAATATCACACTTTCTGGTCTTGCTGTGCAAGGCGGGGGTGATTGGACTGTAACTTTGACCGCTGGTCAGAGGATATTGGTAAAAAATCAAACTGCTGGTGCTGAAAATGGCATTTATATAGCCGCCTCTGGTGCTTGGGCGCGTTCTGCTGACGCAAATACATGGGATGAGATAGTTGCAGCTTACCTTTTCATCACTTCTGGCACAGTTTGGGCGGGTTCTTCTTGGGTAGACACCAACACAGATGGTGGAACGCTCGGAACTACACCGATTACCTTCGTTCAGTTCTCAAATAACGCTACATACACCGCAGGAACGGGTTTAACCCTTGCTGGCTACCAATTCAGCATCACGCCTGTTGGCACAGCAGGCACTTATGGCTCGGCTTCGTCAGTTCCAGTCATCACAACAAACGCAAGTGGTCAAGTTACATCGGTAACTAACACAAGCATCGCTATTTCTGGCAGTCAGATTACATCGGGAACTATCGGTTCTTCATATCTGTCTGGCTCTTACACAGGCATTACTGGTGTAGGAACGCTAACCGCAGGCACTTGGAACGCATCGACCATCGGCGTGGCTTATGGCGGTACTGGCGCTACTACGCTGACGGGTTATGTCAAGGGAAGCGGTACTAGCGCGTTTACAGCATCTGCAACAGTCCCAACAACAGACCTAAGTGGCACTATCAGCAACGCTCAACTGGCAAACAGCACCATTTCTGGCGTATCGCTAGGCTCTAATCTGTTTAGTCTGACTATTGGCTCAAATCTAAGCGGTACAAGTTACAACGGCTCGGCAGCTGTAACCATAACTAATACAGCGCCTATGGTCTACCCAGGGTCAGGAATTCCTAACTCAACAGGTTCAGCATGGGGAACAAGTTACAGCACAACAGGCTCTGGAACTGTGGTGGCTTTGGCCACAGGTGCTACGCTAAATAGCCCAACTGTTAGCGATTACGAGACATTTACTGCCGCTTCTGCACCTACTTACACATCGGGCAGATTGTGGTACGACAGTACGCTTAAGGCACTTTCTTACAACAATGATGTAACAAATAACACGCTACATATTGGACAAGAGACCCAGTTAAAGGTTTACAACAACACAGGCTCAACCATCGCTAAAGGTGCGCCTGTCTACATTACTTCTACAACAAGCGGTTTTACTTACCCTTTAATTGCACTTGCTAAAGCAGATACGCAAACTACTGGCAACGCTATTGGTTTAACAAATGAAACCATTGCAACAGGCTCAGAGGGTTATGTAGTTATTAACGGCATATTAAATGGCGTAAATACCAGTTCATTTACTGTTGGTGATATTTTGTATGTCAGCCCGTATTCTGCGGGTCAACTGATGAACACTTACCCACCAACGGCTTACGCTGTAAAAATTGGTGTTGTAGCGTATGTAAATTCTTCTAATGGCAGTATTTATGTAAACCAATCTAATGCTTATGTCGTGTCTAACGGCATTATTGGAACTGTCGCTATCGCAAATGGGGGTACAAATGGAACGGCTACTCCTACTGCTGGTGGCATTGCCTATGGTAGCGGTACTGCTTACGCATTTAGTGCAGCTGGCACAACTGGGCAAGTTCTAACTTCTAATGGCTCTGGCACACCTACTTGGACAAGCCCAGCATCTTCAATTACGCTAAGTGACGATACAACTACCAACGCTACCCGTTATCCGCTATACGCAGCTGCTACAAGCGGAACTATTAGCACAGAGTATGTAGCGTCTACCAAGTACCAATTTAACCCTTCTACGGGCGTTCTGACTTCTACATCGTTTAGCGGTGCGGGTACGGGTCTAACGGGTACAGCTTCTGGTCTGTCGATTGGTGGCAATGCGGCAACCGCAACAAGTGCAACCACAGCAACGAACCTAGCGGGTGGGGCTAACGGCTCTGTGCCGTATCAAACAGGCTCTGGTGCTACGACATTCTTGGCGGCTGGCACTAACGGCTATGTAATGACATTAGCGGGTGGTGTGCCTACATGGGCGGCGGCGGCATCTTCTGGCATCACGATTACAGATGATACGACCACAAACGCAACGCGCTATTTAACATTTACAAGTGCCACATCTGGCTCTATTACATCTGAGAATGTCAGTTCTACCAAACTGAAATACAACCCAAGCACAGGCGAACTAACTTCTCCGATACAGATTGCATCTAACGGGCTTCAAGTAAACAGCCAAACTGTATCGTCAAGTTATACGATTGCTAGCGGTAATTCTGCTATGTCGGCTGGCCCAATCAGCATATCAACTGGTCAAGCCGTAACGATTAGCACAGGCAGTCGTTGGGTAATTCTCTAGAGGCAAACAAATGAGCGCACTTATTCCTTCGGGCAACGCATCGGGTACAGGGACTATGACCTTGTTAGCCCCCGCTACAAATGGCACACAAACAGTAACAATGCCAGACGCTACTGGAACAATGATGGTTAGTGGCAATATGCCAGCGTTTAGTGCTTATCCAAGTGGAAGTTTTAGCGCATCTGCATCAACTTGGACAATCATTCCAGCAAATACAGAAGAGTTTGATACGAACTCAAACTTTAATAACACAGGTAGCACAGTAGGAAGCAACCCCGCTTATTCTTTTTTGCCTACTGTTGCTGGATACTATCAAGTTAATGGAACATGGTCTTTAGGTTCTGGTACTACTTTTACTAGGTCACTATGTGCTATTTATAAAAATGGTTCTTTGTTTAAGCAAGGTTTAGATACCAATACGACTACGGCAACTGGTTCGACAGTTTCTGCTCTTATATATTTAAATGGTTCAACAGACTATATTGGTTTTTATCTTTATGAAACTGGTACTGGAACAAACACAATTAACGCTGGACCAGGTTCTACTTGGTTTCAAGCAGTAATGGTAAGAGGTGCATGATGACACTATCAGACAAAATAAAAACCCTATACCCAGAACTTACAGACCATGATTTTATGACTGTAATCACACTACAAAACAACTCTGACGGCAAAGGCGATTACATAGCCAAGTGGGAACACCCAACACTTGCTAGACCTACCGAGGAACAATTAGCATGACATCAACAGTCAATTCCACAGGCACTTCTATTGGTGTAGTTATTACCCCAGACAGTAGTGGCGTACTAGCACTACAAACTGCTGGCACTACGGCAGTAACTATTGATACTTCACAGAATGTGGGAATTGGTACTACTTCGCCTAGCCAAAAGTTAAGTGTTGTTGCTGGTAGCGGTACAAGTTGCTATGTTGAAACGCAGTCAACGGGGTTTACATCCACTTTGTTTGGTCAAAACAACGCTGGCGATGCGTATGTTTATAACGGATATGCTGGAAACATTCGCTTTTTTACTGGTGCAACAGAGCGTATGCGTATTGACTCTAGCGGTAGAGTAGGCATAAATGGTTCTTCATTAGATAGTTCATGGTTATCAATTACTGGTAATGTGAGTAATCCAACGCTTGAAAGTTACCAAAACACTACAAGTTTATGTTCGCATTTATGGTTTAGAAATCCAAATGGTATTGTAGGAAGCATCACATTAAGCGGTTCTTCTACGGCATATAACACTTCTTCTGATTACCGCCTAAAAGAAAACATTGCACCTATGACAGGTGCTTTGGCTAAAGTTGCTCAATTAAAACCTGTTACTTTTAAATGGAAAGTAGATGGTTCTGATTGCGAAGGTTTCATAGCGCATGAGTTACAAGAAGTAAAGCCAGATTGTGTGTCAGGTGCAAAAGATGCAGTAGATGAACACGGAAATCCAATTTATCAAGGCATTGACACATCATTCCTAGTAGCAACACTAACAGCGGCTATACAAGAACTTTCAGCAAAGAATGATGCACTAACCGCCCGTTTGGTGGCTTTGGAGAGCAAATGAGTATCGTATTAGACGGAACGGCTGGTATCACATTCCCTAGTGGTAGTGGTACACAAGCGGCACAATCAAAAGTGTTGCAAGTGGTTAATGCTACTTATTCAACTGAAGTAACAAATTCCACAAGCACTTATGCTGATACAGGGTTAACTGCATCAATTACTCCATTATTTTCAACAAGCAAAGTTTTAGTTTTTGTAGAACAAAATGGGTGTAATAAGCAAACAAATGATACTTTTATAAGGCTTCAATTACTTAGGGGTTCAACTGTTTTAATTCAATTTGAAGGTGTTGGTGGATATACAAATAACACAACACAAAATAATTTTGGAGGAAGTTCGGCATCTTATTTAGATTCGCCATCAACTACTTCATCTACAACATACAAAACACAATTACAAAGTGCGGCAAACAATGCAACTGTAAGCGTACAAAGAAATAACTCGGTATCAACTATTACTCTTATGGAAATTGCGGCATGAACAAACATCAAGCAATTATTGAAACGCACTCAAATGTGGCGGTTATCCGTGGTAACGATGCTTTCGATATTGAGGGCAACCCCGTCACCTATGACGAAACAGCAGTTCAAGCCTACATAGATGCTCACGCCTACATAGCAAAACGCCAACAAGCCTATCCAAGCATTGCTGACCAACTAGATTTAATCTATCACCAAGGGCTAGACGCTTGGAAATCGGCTATACAAGCAGTAAAAGAGGAGTTTCCAAAATGATTACCCACAAATGGAAAATACACGATATTGACGCTAAAGACGGACTGATTACAGAAGTCAAGTACAGCGTTTTAGCGCGTGAACTAGACACCACAGTAGAAACCGAGGGTTACTGGAAGTTTGGAGACCCAGTTCTGCGTAAGCCTTTGCTAGAAGTAAAGGAAGAAGATGTAATCGCTTGGGTTAAGGCTGACTCTATGCTAGAAGGCGTAAATATAATAGAATCACGCCTAGAGGAACAACTTGCTAACCTTGAAAAAGACAAGGTTAAATTGCCATGGGTTCCCCAAGTTTTTAC